CGTAAATTGACGCTAAACCTCCTTAAATCAATAAGGAGGTCCCCACCTGAGCTTGATGTCGACGGCATCAGGACGTCCATAACGTTCCAAGTGCTTCGGATCAAACAGGGGCTCTCGCCCTCGCTTGAGGAAGTACTTCATTAGGGCACCTTCGCCAGAAATACTAGATTTCTTTGGAAGAGCCCTAACCGCATAGCCCTTAACCAAAGGGCGATGTAAGGTCTTACACATCTTCTCGGTTTCATATCCGAGAAAGCTGTTACGACCAAGGATGGGAGATGATTCAGTGACATTGGGAAGAGGGGCTAGTCTCTTCAACTCATTGTCAAGGTAGTCAACTGTTCTCCAGAGACCAGCTTTATAAAACTGGTTTCTTAGAGAAAAGAGTGACAACATCTCCGGAACGTCACGAGGTGACAAGGGCTTAACCCGACGGTTATAAGTGACAGAAACGTCACAGCCGCGGTAATAGTCCTTTCCGCAAGACTCTCTGAAATTTCCATTCCAGAAAGACTTGGAAGTGTTGACCTTGAGACCGAAAAGTTCAAGGTCATCCATCACCTCACGTACTATATCTACGGGGACAATAATATCATCACCGTAGACACGCACCTTTGGCAAGAGCAACAGAATGTCGTTCTTGCTGAGTGTACGCTTAAGCTTGCGCTCATATCCACAGAGAACAATGGTTAAGAAAACCATTGCCTCAATGGGGAAGCACAAAGCTGAGCCCATAGACGCGAACTTGGTAAGGGATACAATCCCAAAACCAGGAACGTCTGCCTTGGTAGAACGACACGCTTGAACAGCTCCTCCAAAGGAGGGGTAATTCTTAAGCATGATCCTAACAAGGAGATTAGAAACACGGTCGCTCGCTTCTGAAAGATCAATAGTCGCAAGACTACGATCAACAGAGCCAGCACGGGCCCTACGCTGATTAGGCGTCTGATCCGTAAAACCAATAGACCCTTGAAGGAGGTTACTCTTCTCGAGTCTAGACACGATAACCTCCATTAAAGCCTGTTGTGTATATTGCATACACGTAGGTTCAATGGCAATTATTCGTGGTGTTTTTAACGTTTTAGGCACTGAGACCACCTTGACAGGTATCTCAGCGTCAGGCTCTAGGAAATCGATTCCCTCAAGAACGTACGAAAAGCTAGAATTAGCTATTCGGAAGTCACTGGAGCAGAAGTACTGCTCGAGTCGGGAATGCCAGAATTCTGCGTCGTACTTACCGTTACCGGTCGTACGGTCTGCAGTTTTTCCTGGACCATGTTTTGGCCTAAGATCGCCATCATAAACCATACGGTCAATGATGCTGCAATCAGAAGCCCAAAGAAGGTCAGCAATGCGTGAGAACCTGTAAAGGTCGTCTCGTAAAACTGATCCCTCAAAACATGCGAGGTCCTTTTCACATTGGATGTACTTGACAAAAGCGTTCCTTTCTCGTTCATCAGAACAGGGAAGGAGAACCTTCTTGTGGAGCAAAGTAATTTGCCTTACATAGAAGATCGCTAATGTGGATGGTTCATCCAATAAGCGTCCACTACACCGATCAAAGACAAGCTCTAACAAACCTTGCAAAAATGCAGGGAGCGTTACTGATTTATGGGCTCTTTTGAACCCAACAAAATCAGATGGGAGCACGCCACCTTTCTCAAGACAACTTTCGAAGTCTTTACAGAAAGATGGCAAGGTTATCGTTAAAAACGATATACCTTCGTCTTCAACCCGGCTCGCGACGGTTTCTACATCGCGAGTGGTGCTAGTACAACACCATGTCTGGGCATCTGCCAAGACATACTGCGTTAATTCCATCAGGCTTTTCATCGTCTACCTCCTTCAATGAGGGGTTAGTGCGATCCATAGTCTCATGGGCTAACGTAGCCACATACTCGGCTCTCCCACTCGGGAGTCCGTTTGGATCAAAACTGAATCGAATCAGAAATGATACAGCGGGAACCGACGTGCTTGGTCTAGACCTCACCACCCAAAAACTGGGTGATTTTGGCGCCAGACGAAGCCGTAAGGTAAGCCAGGAAGCCGTCAATCTGAGCCTTCTGCTCGGCGATCGTAAATCCGGTCACCGGGATGTCCACAACCAAGTAGGCAGACATGCCATACTTAATGTTTTGGGCAGAAATCAGAGGGTCAGCGGCCACCTTACTGAAATCAAGCCGAATAGAACGACGCGTACGCTTAGCGTACGTATTCGCAATAGACAGCTTGTAATCGCCATTGTCTTTAGTAAAGACACCGGCGCTCGGCAGGAACCCAGTCCTCGCAAGGACTTGTGCAACTGCAGAGACAGTAATAGTTTGTGGATCGGCAAAAGCCATGAGACGGAACCAATGCAGAGAATGCCTAACAAAATAGTTAGGTCTTTAGTCGCAAAGCGTGCGACGCGCTGTATTGCTCTCTAGAAATTTAGAGAGAGTGGCTGCTTGGAAATTCCAAGGGCCGCTATGACGCCCCACTGCTTACTTGTGAAAGTAGCAGGGTTAGCGCCGAACCCATAGGGTGTGCCTCTTTGACGCATTTTGGTCTCAGACCGAATAACGTCATCAGAGCTGATCACGCTGCCATTAATGAGGCGAAGCTGTGACAGTGAGTACACGGTATCACGGAGAATATGTTCCATGATATAGCCGTGATGCATCACAAGGCCATCGTTTGCGAACGCAGACCAGTTCCGTACAACGGAGCCGGCATTTGTTACGTAATCGAGGGCCCATGTCCACGGAGTTAGCTTATAGAGAAGATCGGGCGTAAGCCGAGTACCGAGTAATCGGTTGGCGATTTGCTCCCGACGCTTCCAATCATTAATGGCACGAACAAAGCCGTTATCATTCGGCAGAGTTTGTGGCAAGTAATAAGTGAATGCGCCGGAGAACCACCTATCGGTCGACGTCTTAATCGTCCTATAGCATCTCCCCGCAGATACAACAAGATACGTTACAATTGGCGGATCTCCATACCAGGAGCTGCTAATCGTAGCCGTAGTTGTTGTAGAGTCGCTTGGAAAGCGATACTGGCGATGGATCAAATGATTCGATCCTCGCATATATTTTTGTATATGCTGTGACGAATTCTTAACAGTTTTCGCCACATCCAATATATCGCTCACGAAAGGCATCCAACCAAATACTTGGTTGAGATACTCATCAGCAGCTTTCCTAGAAGCGCGGTCAAAATTAAAACCGCGAGTTTCTTGACGAAAGTTCTGAATGATAGCCTTCCAGTTCTTAATATCGGGAACTTTCGGAACATCTGAAAGTTCACCTAAGAACTGTCCAAGCCCAGACAGTGGATTTGTCGGGAGACAGCGAGAAATCGCTTGTGCTCCGTAGACATTCATCTGAGCAGTACTAGATGGAGCTATGTAACCTCCGGAAGCTTGCGGAAGCAAGCGATCGTAGGCTGCCATAGGACCAAAGTATGCCCGGGATGTCCCTACCATTTTCAAATCGTCGCAAGACACACGGGTTCGCCCGGGTGTTCCTGTTACGCGTTGAGTGATAAAGGATCCACCTATATCTCCTCGGCCACCGATTCTTGAAACCGGATTGCCTTGGGATACAGTAGTCTGGCGTTCACCCCCAATGGATAACCATGGACTACGACTAATCTCAACGCCATTGTTCCGAAGAACGCTGTAACCAGCGAGCCCCGGATCAACGGTTGTTCGTTGTTTAGTCGTAATGGGTGACATAAGACTCTTCCCTATGAGGTTGCATGA